GGAGCCAATGCGTGGTCTAATACCAAGATATCTTCTTCTGGTTATACGGCCAACACCATCTTCTTTGCAAATTCGGCTGGATATTTTTCAAACAGCACAAATTTACAATTTTTCAGTTCAAATAACGTATTACTATTATCTGGCACCATTAATGCTAACGTGGTTACAGCATCTAACGGTAGTATTGCTTCAAGCGTCGGGTACTTGGGTGTTCCACAAAACAGCCAGTCTACAAATTATACATTAACAATTTCCGATCAAGGAAAACATATATATGTAACTGCAAACTCTACTATTACAATACCTGCAAATTCTTCAGTATCATTCCCAATTGGTGCAACAATATCAATATTAACTAATGCAAACGTCACCGCTAACGTAGCAATCACAACAGACACATTATATTTGGGCGGCATAGGAACAACAGGAACAAGAACAGTTTCCTCTTATGGTATGGCCACTATCATTAAAGTAACAGCAACGAGTTGGTATATTTCTGGTGCTGGAGTTGCTTAATGTCTGGGTCATTAATGACTACTTTATGGTGGCAATATATAACCCCAACCGCTTTACCTAACATCGAAGTTTTCTATGATGCCGCACAATCAAAAGCAAGCACATTTAATAATGGTGTAATTGCTTCGGGTACCGAAATAACATCATGGCACAATGACGGAACACTAACATCCCACGATTGGAACTCTACTGGTGGGCAAAGACCCGAATGGTATTCAAACATACAAAATGGCCTGGGCGTCGTAAGATTTAATGGTACGACTGTTGGTGTACCTTCTGGTGAAGACGGTGATAATAATGAAAATTTAACAATTAATCCTGTAACATATTTGCAGAGTCTGACAGGTGCTACAATGGCTATAGCCTTTAGAAGTCTGACTGCAAATTCAGGTACAAGATATTGTACATCGACAGATACAAACGGATATCAATGGGGTCAAACTGGAAACACATGGATTGGAGGTTTTGCGGGAGCCACATACACAGTAAATGGTGTTACAGCAGATACAAATTTTCATTATATAACTGTAGTATTCGATGGAACACAATCAGGTAATGCTAATAAAATAAAAGTTAGATTAGATTCGGTTGATTGTAACTTAACTTTTACAGGCACAGCAGGGGCCAATACTTCATCATCAGTAAAATATTTCTATGGTGGTGCAACAGGCACATCGTCTTCAGATCAAAACAGTTTTTGGATAGGCGATATCGGAGAAGTCTTAATTTTTACCAGAGCCTTGAGTGCATCTGAAATAATCACAGTAGAGAATTACCTATCAACTAAATGGGCACTATAAATAAGGAATGATTATGAAAACTCACGAAGCAATATCAGACGCACTTGGTGTAGAATATAAGCCTGAAGTTCTGCCTGTAAAAGTGGAGCCGGCCCCTGTTGTAGTAAATGACAATAATGAAACTCCACAGGATCAAGCCGAAGATTATAGACTATCGCGCAGCACATTCCGTAATCTAATCAAAAAAGGCGAAGAGGCTATAGACGAACTATATGATTTAGCCAAGAACTCAGAACACCCACGTTCATATGAAGTTCTGGCCACACTTATGAAAACGGTATCTGATACAACCAAAGACCTCTATGACCTACAAAAGAAAACTAAGGACCTAAAGCAACCTGATAAAGGTCGACCACAAGATGATACACGAATGAACATTGAAAAGGCTGTCTTTGTCGGTTCACCATCAGACCTATTAAAGAAGATAAAGAACAATGAAGACGTTTAAGCAATATCTCAACAAAAGAGCCATGAGCGTAGATGCATTAGCCAAGAAACACAAGGTCGATGTTGGCTATATTGAAAAGCAACTCAAGCAAGGTATCAAAGTAGAACATGAGCATACATCTTTGCTTGATGTGGCCAGGCAGATTGCCCTTGTTCATATTGGTGAAGACCCTGATTATTATAAGAAACTGAAAAAGGTTGAAAAGAAATAATGGCCATCCGAGGCTATAACAATAACCCAAACTTACCCCGCGAAGATTATATTCATGCCTTCTCACAGCACGAAATAGATGAATATAAAAAGTGTGCTGGCGATCCTATTTACTTTGCCACAACATATATGAAGATTATCAACGTCGATAAGGGCCTCATGCCCTTTGAGATGTGGGATTTCCAGCAAGATATGTTGAAAACATTCCATGAAAATCGCTTCTCTATTTGTAAACTGCCTCGTCAGGTTGGTAAGACAACAACTGCTGTGGCTTTCCTGCTACACTATATTCTATTCAATGAGAACGTGAATGTGGCTATTTTGGCTAACAAATCATCCACAGCCCGTGAAATCCTTGGGCGTCTACAACTGGCCTTTGAATATTTACCTAGATTCCTTCAGCATGGCATTCGTGAATGGAATAAAGGCTCAATAGAACTGGCCAATGGGTCAAGAGCATTGGCCGACTCCACATCAGGTTCATCTGTTCGTGGTCGGTCATTCAATGTCATCTTCCTTGACGAGTTCGCGTTCGTGCCCAATAATATTGCCGAAGCGTTCTTCATGTCAACATATCCAACGATTTCATCAGGTAATTCAACCAAGGTTATTATCGTATCAACACCAAACGGGCTTAACCTGTTCTATCGTATGTGGATGGATGCTATTGAGAAAAGATCGCTGTATATTCCTATTGAAATACATTGGTCAATGGTGCCAGGTCGTGATGAAAAATGGAAAGAAGAAACAATCCGCAACACATCAGCAGAACAGTTCCGTCAAGAGTTCGAAACCGAGTTTATCGGCTCGACCAATACTCTTATCAATCCAGTAAAACTAAGGTCTCTGGTATTCAAAACTCCAATACGCTCTGAAGGTAAACTTGACATATATGAAGACCCAATACCAGAACATACCTATGTAATGACCGTTGACGTATCAGAAGGCCAGAACCTAGACTATTCAACATATTCTATTATTGATGTTACACAGATACCTTATAGACAGGTGGCTAAATTCAAAGATAACACCATACAACCGATGTTGTTTCCGTCTATATTATACAGTATAGGGCATAGATATAATGAAGCGTTTATATTAGTTGAAATCAATACAATTGGCCTACAGGTATCAGACATATTACATTATGAATTGGCCTATGAAAACATCATCAAAATAGAACTCAAAGGTCGTCAGGGCCAGCAATATACTGGAGGCTTTAAGAAAAGACTAGCCTTTGGTCTCAAACAATCTGTCCAGACCAAAAAGATTGGGTGTGCCAACCTCAAGACCTTGGTAGAGTCCGATAAACTCATATTGAACGATGCTGATACCATTATGGAACTGACCACATTCTCAGCCAATAAACAGTCATTTGCGGCTGAAGAGGGTAATAATGATGACCTGGCCATGACCCTGGTCAACTTTGGCTGGCTGACGGGTCAGAGATACTTCAAAGAAAACATCAAAAACGATATCCGCAAGACATTACAGGCCGAGCAACTCCAGATTACCGATGCCGATATTACTCCTTTTGCTATTGATGATGGGCTAAACGACGATCTTGACTTGAGCCGAGAGCGCGATCTATGGGTGGTTGATAAGCAAAATCGTTATATTTTTGATAATGTAGATTGGGACACGCTATCAAATAAGCATAAATTGTAGAGGAACTCAAAAAACTAAATAATATAGAGATAGAATAAACCTTTCTATAAGGAGAGAAAAAAATGGCCTATTTGCTTTCACCAGGTGTAAACGTATCAGAGATTGACCTAACCACTACAGTTCCGCAAGTAGCAACAACTGCCGGAGCATTTGCCGGAGACTTCGTGTGGGGTCCAGCCAACAAGATTGAAACCATTTCAAACGAAGTTGAATTGGTCAATATGTTTGGTACGCCAGACGCAAATACTTTCACATCATTTTTCACTTGCGCTAACTTCCTTGCATATGGTCAGAACCTAAACGTAGTTCGTTCCGTCAATACAGCCATTACGCTCAACGCAACCAGCGGAGCTAATGCTATCGGTATTGCCAATGGTGATGACTATGACCAGTCATATCTACAGGTTCCAAATGCAAATACTTATGGTATGTTTATTGCCAGATATCCTGGTTCTATCGGCAACAGCCTCAAGGTTTCTATATTTGCCGCATCTAATACAAACGGAACAACTTGGACAGACAGCCTATGGCCATGGGCAGACCAGTTTAACTCTGGCCCAGGAACATCAAAGTATGCAACGAATGTTAATGGTGCCAACGACGAAATGCACATTATCGTTATTGATGAAGATGGTAAGTTTGGTGGTGTAGCCAATGCCGTTCTAGAAAAATTTGAGTATGTTTCTAAAGCCTCTGATGCCAAGAACGATGATGGTTCTTCTAACTACTATGTCAATGTACTAAGGCAGAAATCAAAGTATATTTACAGCATGAACCATGCACAGGCCGCTAA